CGCGAAGAGAAGAAACCATAACCTATGTCTCAGGACGGAAAATGTTCAGACTGCGGAGGCCAGCACCACGGGAATCCGAACCCGCTCGACTGCAACTCGCATATCGGGTGTGATAACCCGTGCCGCCGGGGTCCTAAAAACACCCCGCAGTGCGAATCGCTGCCGAGTCAGATCGAGAACTTCACCACTCAGTTTTTCGGCACTGTCGTAAAGACCGAGGTGGATGGAAAAGTTGTCTGGTCTTTGCCGTGCAGCTTGGACGTCGGTCTGCCGAACAATCCTCGATCCATCGACGAGGGTCTCGCCTGCTATTTTCTCCGGCTGTTTCACGACGGCATTGTGGGGCTCACCGGCCCGCAGGGAGCGCCGGGCGCGAACGGGACGAACGGGAACAACGCATTCACGGTCTCGCTGAAGAGCTTCACGCAGCCCTCGATTGCTTCTCCCATAGTTCAGGTCACCACTCAGTTTAACCCGGCCATCATCGCCGGGATTTACGTCAACATCGCCTCGTCCGGCTGGTATCTGGTCAACGAGACGGACGGCAACGGAACTTTGCTGCTCACCTTGGTTCGCTCAGCGGAGGGTGCCCATGGCACCATCACCGCAGGTAAGCTCGTTGTGCCCTCCGGGTTCCCCGGCGCAAGCATCACCGGCCCGGCGGGTCCTCAAGGATCGCCCGGACCGCAGGGGGTCCCGGGACAGTCATTCACCGCCACAAACGGATTTTTCTTCACCTCGGTGGGAACAGACTTTCTGTTGCCTATCGTTCTGACGCAGGTCACCTTCATCAATGCGGTGCCGCAGGTCTTGTTGCCTGCCGCCGGTTTGTATCTGATTACGGTGGTTGCCGGTATTGAAGGCCAAGCTGGCGTAGCAACCTCTGATGTGGCAACGCTGAAGCTTTCCAACACCACGCTGGCCTCGATCATACCCGGCAGCACCTCCGAGGTGTCCGGCCTGATATCGGGTCAAGTGGCGCAGTCGGTGATTAACGTCCGGGTCCAGACAGACTCGGCCAATCAAGTCATCGCACTTTTCGGAAGCTGCACGAGTGCTTCGAAGATTTCAGTCAGAGCACTGAATACCACGATCACTTATGTTCGGCTTGCGTAACAGTTGCAAGGGTTCGGTGCCCATAATCCGGAACCTTCACAAACTTTTTTCCCACAAGTGTAAGGCCCCGCGTGGTGGCGACAAAACGGTGGGTCCGCCTAAATACGTCTTGACGGTGAAGAACCCGCCGAACGGGCAGGAATTCCTTCCGGGAAGCTAATTTCCGGTAACTATTAAATGACATGAAAAAGAACCTCGACCTTATTTTGCCCCCCTATGGAGGTAGCCCCGCAAGCCCCGGTGACCGTATGCCGGATTACCCCACTCTGCACCTCGAAGGCAAGGAAGGCGAGCTTGAGTTTCCGGACGAAGGCGTGGCCACCTTCCGGTATTGCGTGAAGTCGGAAACGACCACCACGAACCCGGACGGCAGCAAGCGTTGCGTCTACGTTCTCGAAATCAAGAGCCTGTCCGGCGTGAAGAAAACGGCGGACGAGAGGCCCTCGAAGCGGGACACCAGCACCGAGGAAAATCTGGACCGGCTGATGAAAGAAAAACAGGACGAGGGCTACTAATGTTCCGCGTGGACGATATTTACGATGAAGCGAAGAAAATCATCGGCGTCTGTGATGACACGAAACTTTTTCGCTGGCTGGGTGACGCAGTCACTCTGATTTCCAACAAGGCCGACTTGGAAGGTTGGAAGGGCTACCTCGACATTTGCACCATGGGCTGCTCTTGCGAGCAGGGCTCTACGTGCAACAATCCGGCGGGATGCGGGCGGCGATGCCTCGCGCTGCCGCGCGAAGTCGAGATGGTCATCGGCGTGAACATCGGCGGTCAGCCGGTGCTCGGGCGAGATCAGCTTTTTTCTTTCCACTTGAACGGTCCCGGCGACTGTCGCACAATTTGCGAATGGGCTTGGAGCGATCAGGGAAATTTTCATTGCACCTACAGGGACCTGATTCACCCGGCGAAGCTGGTGGCATATCTCCAGAACCCGGCAGACACCGGAAAGCAACTCACAGTTTATGGCTACGACTCTGACGGAAACGTTCTGCGCAAACAGGAAAACGGTGTGTGGAAAAACGGCATCGACATTCCTACTGTGTATGGCGTTGCAGTGCCCGAGGCTTCCGCGCCCGAGATCGCTCGCATCACGGGTCTGTATAAGGACCCAACTGTTGGTAGCGTTAGACTATCGACCATCGATGATTCTGGCGCGACGGGGCAGCTACTCTCCATTATGGAGCCGGACGAGACTCTGCCCCAGTATCGACGAATCAGCCTGAACCGAAGCTGTAACTGGGTCCGCATCGCTTTTCGAAAAAACGATCCTACGTTCAAGTTCCGCTCCGACCACATACCGCTGAAGAGCCGGGTCGGATTTCTGCTCGCTGTTCAGGCGCGCAAACAATACAACGACCTTCAGATTGCGGACGCCCACTCTTTCGAAGCGGACGCCGCGCGTCTGGAAATTGAAGCACAGCAGATGCGAGAACCCCCGCTGTATCATCCGGTGCAGGTCATCGATCAATCGCTGCCTCGTGACAAATACGATTACGATATCCGCTAATGGCCGAACGCCTCATAGATTACGACGGAACATTCTTCCGGGGAGCGAAGTCCGATTCGGACCCCGGCCAGCTACCGCTCGGCTATTACTGGTCCGGGGTTAACGTCATCAACCTTGGCGGCGCGATTTCCTGCCGCCCCGGCTACCGCTGCCTCATTACTTTTCCGCAAGGCAACCTTCAGGGCTGCGCGATATTCCGCCCGCAGATTGGTGTGGAGCAACTCATGGCGGCTATCGATGGCGTGATCTATGTCGCCGAGTGGCCCTTTTTGGACTTTCGCATTCTGCCTAACATCCAGTTCTCGCCCTATGCGAAACAGATTTTTTGGCAACTCACGGTCCAGTCAGCTAACCGTTTAAACAACACTTTTTCCTCGCCCATTGAAGTCATTATTCCGAAAACGGTGATGATGATGCAGGATGGTGGGAGCACGGCTCCTGCGTGGTATGATGGCTCCCAAGCCGACCACATACGAGGTAACGATTTCGAAACCCCGGCTGGTGGCCCGATGATGTGGGTCGGTGACCGGCTCTGGGTCGGGAAAGGAAATCAGGTCTTTGCCAGCGACATTGGAAATCCATTCAGCTTCCGCGAGCAGATTTACCTCGGCGGCACCACCTCATTTTTCTTCGAGGGCGAAGTCACAGCGATGGTGAAGACCCCCAGCATCGAGTCTCCGCAGCTAATGGTCTTCACAGACACCAACGCTTCGATTCTTGAGGCCAGCATTCGCACTCGCGATTTGTGGCCGACCACCGAGGGCTTCCAAAAAGAGGTGCTTCAGATTGGTTGTCCGTCTCAGCGCGGCGTGGTTTCCCACTATGGCAGGGTTGTCTGGATGGCCGCGCAGGGCATGATCTTTTTCGATCCGGCAACGAGCGGCAAGATCACCACTCGTATGCCGATTCGCGACAACGAGATGCTCATAAGCAAGGTCACCCTCAACGAGGACTTGAGCCTCACGGCAATCGGCGCTTTTGGCCAGTATCTTTGTGTGAGCCTCCCGGCAGAGGACCTTTTTAATAAGCACACTTGGGTCCTGAATCACGCAAGCTTGGCGACTCTCAGCGACGACTCCGGACCCTCGTGGGCCGGTTACTGGCTCGGAACCCGGCCCGTGGAGTGGGTCTTCGGCGAAGTCGCGGGAGCAGAAAGAATTTTCCACGTATCCGCCGATGCGGATGGAAACAACCGCCTGTGGGAAGCGTTCCTTCCGGACCGTCTCGATAATGGTTGCCCCATCATGTGGGCATTCGAGACCCGGGGATACTTCGGGCAAACCACACAGGCGCGCAAAGCTCCCGGTGCTCGGTGCCGTATGGCATGGACCGACATAGGTCTAGCCGGGATTGCGGAGGACCTGAACCTCGGGGTGTTCTATGCGCCCGGCGTTCGCGGCGCTTACCAGCCGATCCTTAACAAACTGATTTCGGTGCAGAAGGGCAGCATCATCACCGGCCAAGAGATCGAGGCCACCACCTCCTTGTTCGCCTACAAGCCGCAGTCTCGCGTGGTCCGGACGGAAGATGCGAACCAGCAGAGCACAATAAACGAGACCGGCTCGTGCGGCATCGAACGCCCGGACAATGAAAACATTGACGAGAGTTTTCAGCTTCTCGTCGTAGGCCACGGTCCCGCGACTGTCCGCTGGATTCGGCCATTCGCCTTTTCAGTCCCAGAAGATTTCGCGGGAGACCCGGATGCGTGTTTAAACGAGGACCCATTCAACTTGGTCCGGTTCGACGGCTCCGGTGTCAAGGTCACCGACTTGAGTGAAGCAGTTCAGGAAATTTCCATCAAAGCCTTGGCCAACTACACATCGAACAAAACGGTGATTGTAGAGCAGGGCGGAATCTCTGCGGTAGGTGTAGGTTTCTCGGAGAGCATAGTTTCTCAGGAATCGGCGGATAGGGTAGCTGAGATCATCGCTGTGAAGCAGGCCGAATCGGAACTCCGCCGAGACCTGCCGCCCATCATATCGGTTGGCGCACAGTTCGATCCGGAGCCCCCGCCCAATCCGCCAACTCCGCCGCCACCCACGCCGCCAACTCCTCCTACGCCACCCACGCCTCCGGCTCCGAACCCGCCTACGGTGGATTTCATTGCTGACCTGACTGAGGGAGTCGAGGGGCTGAATGTGACCTTCACGAATCTCACGATTGACGCTGTGACTTACTTGTGGGATTTCGGCGACGGAAACACCAGCACTGCGGCTGGGCCGACTCACGTCTATAACGATTTCGGTGTCTACACAGTGACGCTCACGGCTACTGGACCCGGCGGCACTAGGAACAAAATCAAGGTAGACTACATCACCGTTCACCCGCCCGCTTGCCCTTCCTTTGCTGGCGGCAGTGTGAGCGTGAGTTTGGCCAGCCCGGCGAGTGCAATTTATGGCGCGGGGTTCTATGAGCAACGGTTTCCGATCAAGCTCGCCGCGTCATCGGTATTCAATATCCGACTAGGAGTGGTCACAAATAACGGGACCGCTGGCATTTTCGACCTGACAAAAGTTGGCGCACCCTCGGTGTCGGTGGCGAACAGTCCTACTGGGGTGGGTAACTCTTTCCGCATCACTACCGTAACCACGCCTCCCGAGGACGGCAATTACGAATTGGTATTTTCAGCATTCGATCCGCAGCCCGAGCCTAATGCGTTTGATTTCACCGTGGACTGCGCCGCCGCAACAGACACGCCCTGCCTGTTGGAAACGGGGAGCGACTCGAAAAGATTTCGCATCACCGGCTACGTGGACGGGCAATTTGACGTCAGCGGGTGCGGCGCGGGCGTGAGTGTGAATCCGGCATGGGATGGAACATTCCCGGACTGGATTGGAAGTATGCCGGACTTCGGCGATTGGGAAGCGGACGGAGCAAATGCGCCGACCAACTTCTCTATCTCGGGAGTCGTGTTGGCCGAGGGCTCAGTGTTTTTCAATCAGTGCGAACCCGGGATGAATACGGTGGCGCAGGCCATCTGGGAGATCACAATTTGGGTGGACAACAGTTTCATCACCGCTTGGGACGGGTTCAAGGTCACTGGCAACACCGCAGCAGGTGTTTATCAGAGGTCGTCCGGCTGCACAGTGGGTCCCGCCACTTTAACTTTGGAAGAATACTGAGTGAACTCTATTGCCCTAGACACACTTTTTCTGCGAAGACCGAAGCTGAACTATGTTTCACCGCCGGTCTGCGAAGCGGTTTTTTCCGGCACCGGCTCACCGATCATCATACTCCCAGACATTGGACCTCTGCTCGGACCTACCGGGATCGCAGTCGGCGGCAGCGGACAGATAACTCTTCGCTGGAATAATTATCCCGGCGCGCTTTGCTACAACGTCTACTCGGCGATTTTCACTGGCACCATTTTAACGGACTGCGAAAAGGTGACCAGTTTCAGCTTGTCGGCTCAATACAAGCTGGTGGCTGAGTGCGTTCACGGCACCTCGTTCGATTTGACTGTTCAAGGCTGCTACCGCATCTCTGCGATTACCGGCGAAGGCGAAACGGACCTGAGTAATCCTATCTGCACCGCTTGCTACACTCCGGCGTGCCCCTTTGGCTCGATCTGGAACCCGCTAACTTTTCAGTGCGAGACCTGCCAGTTCCCTGTTTGCCCGCCGGGCTATGTGCCTAATGGGGTGACCTGCGGTTGTTCTCCCTGCGGTGCTCAGCCTTGCCCGCCCGGATTCACAGTGAACCCTGCTTCGCCCTGCGATTGTGTCCCTTGCGGTATGCAGACTTGCCCGCAGGGATATGTAATCAGCTTATCCAACTCTTGTAATTGTGTTCCGGAGTCTGGTCCGTTTGAAGTTTGCAATGACGACCAGACAGCAAGTTGCACCCCGCCTGAAGTGGGCGATCCAGTCACGGTGCCCGCCGGAACTTATTGCACCTTCGTCAATACTGCGCCCGAGGTTGCCGGGGCTAAAGCAGCAATGAATGCGCAAGCTTTAGCGGACGCCAACGATCAAATTTGCTGCGCTGATCTTGACTGGTCTCACCTTTTGTGGGGGTCCTCCAGCACGACATTTACCGGCACCGGGGCCGGAGGGTTCACGCCTCAAAACGCAGAGAGCGCCACCTTCTCCGGACAATCGTCTACCACGGCGTCCATCAACAGCACCTCGTCCGTTTCTACGACCTCCACGCTTTTATATTCTGGTCCGCAGAGGTTGGTCCACATAAATGTGACTGTGGGCGGAACTGGTTTGAAACCCGGGACGGGAGGTGGTTCGAGCGGCTCCATCGAGGTTCTCTTTAATGGGGTGGCCACCACGATTTTGATCGATGGGTTTTTCCTGAGTTCTGCTTTCGTGACCACCTTATTCGGCGTGGGGAATCACGTAATCGAGTTTACGGTGCCGGACACCTGCGAGACGCCGTTGACCCTCGGACTCCGGGTAAATACTGCCGCTGGAAACCCTGTCGGCATCACCCCAACCTGCGACATTACGCTGAGTGGAACCGTCGTAAACGTGTAACTATTACCTTGATATGGCGCTAAAAGCAACAAACCTCTATATCCAGATGGCGCAACTTTCGCCGACGTTCAAGGGAACGCCGCAGGAACTCGCCAGCGCAATGGTCCAGAGGATGAAAATCCTGTCTCCGAACGGGACCAACTTTATTTTCATCGGCGATGTTGAGCCCGTCTCGAACGTGGGACCATGGCTCAAGGGCGGCACCCAGTGGTTCGTGTGGGATGACAGCATCAAGCGATATGTTCCGCTGGATATATCGGCTTCCGAAACCCGGTGGTATTGGATTGGGCTCACTACGCCGACCAGCACCCCGCCGCAGGTCTGGCTGAAGACCACGAAGGACGCCACCGACCAAGACCCCAGCCACGGCTCTCCGATTGGTTGGTATGTTTTCGACGGCGTGAACTGGGTGCCTTTTAACAGCATCGTTTTTTCCGGCCCCACTGCCAGCCGACCTTCCAATCCGGCGGACTTCCAGCAGTTCTACGATACCGATATCGGCGCATTCATCTGGTGGGAGCGCGGCCAGTGGCGCACCGTTTCTGGGTGTCCCGGCGACGTGAAGCAGGTCATTTTCGAAACCCTGACGGATGCGCTCCAGTTCAATCCCGGCTGGGAAGTTTTGGGCGCGCAGAACCAGAACTTTAGGGGTCGCTTAATGAGCATGGCCACCAAAGATTCCGGCACTTCGCCCGAGACCGTTCTCACCGTGGGCGCGGGAATCTCGGAGCGGGCTGCTTTGGAGACCTTCGGCGAGAACAACGGGCTCCAGATTAACAATGCTTCCACGCTCAAGTATCCGGGGACCCTTGCTCTTTGGACACTTGTGAAAACCTGATTTTTACGTGACTATTACAAGAAGGCTCGAACCAACAGAGTTGTGGCGAGTTTTCGACATTTTTTGGGCCGAGTGCAAAACCAACTGGAAAGATTTAAAAGGGAAGCCCTACCCGGTGGACCCGAACTATCTGGCGAAAAGCTGGGCGGCTCTGATCGATCAGGGGATGGGTGTCGCATACGCGACTTTCAGTTCCGACCAGCCGGTGGGCCTATTGTTGGGAGTCATCGCCCCCGATCTGCACAACGGACTTTTACAGGGAGTCGAATACGCTTGGGCGGGCAAGGGAGCCCTGAGTCTGCTTGAAGAATTTGAAAAAGAGTGCAAAGCGCGCGGCTGCACCCGGATCGTTTTCGGTTTACATCCGGAGTATCTGGGCGGGCGAGACGCGGCGCTCCGGCGGTTATATCGGCGAAAGGGGTTTTCTCCTTCCACTGAGTCTTACGTGAAGGAACTATGAGCGATTTCTTTTCAGCGGCAGGCTCGATTGCAGCGGCGGCATTGAACGCCAACGCAATGAAGCAGGCCACGGCGATGCAACTGGATGCGCTGAATCAACAGCGCGCCTTCACCTTCGCTAATCTCGATCCTTCCGTCATTGGTCCCCAAGCATCGCAGGCCGACGTCAACAATGCGATCAACCGTTTGGCTCTTCAGGGTCAGATTGATCCCGCCCTGTTAAATATTCGCTACGGCTCCGAGGACTCGATCAAGAACCAACTCGATCAGCTTCAGGGCGGCGGCGCGGGCGGCGCAGTGTCATCCACCGCATCGAGAGAAGCCATTTCTGGAACTCCGGGGATGGAGAACGCGAAGAACTCTCTGGTTCAGGCCGCGCAGAAAGAACTGGATGCTGGCGCGACTTTGCCGCCGGATGTTCAGGCGGAGCTAGTGAAAGCGGGTCTCGAAAAGACCGGCATGGTCACTCAGTCCGGTATTTCTCCCCAAGGAACCGGCGGACAGATTCTCCGGACTATTCTAGGCTCTGCGGGCGTGGCTCTTCAGAATCAGCGCCAGCAGCAGGCCACCGGCCTTCTGACCGCAGCGCAAGGGTTGGAAAATTCCCGGCAGAACATTCTCCAAAATCTTTTCCCCAAACTCAGCGCAGTCCAGCTTTCAAATCTCGGCGCAACTCAGAGCGGTCTCCAACAGTCGAACTCGATGTTGCCCGGCGGCGGTCTAAGCGGCACCGATGTGGCGAACATCTGGCTCGCGCGCGTAGGCGCAACCAATCAGCTTTCTCAGAACGCTGCCAATGTGGCGGCGCAAGGAACGCTCGGCCAAGCGCAGAACTGGGGCAATCTACTCGGCTCTCAGTCCGGCAATATCGGCAATGGGCTCCAGAGCGGTTGGAATTCTCTGTCAAACCTTTTCGGTCCGTCAGGCGGCGGAGCCGGAGGCGGAGGCGGATTTACATGGGTGGGCGGAGAGCCCCTCGATTTAGGAACACCGTAAGATGAACCCACTCGAACATTTGCACAACACGCAGCGCCAAGCGCAGGCCCAATACCATGAGGGCATGCAGACGCAGCAGAAGCAGCAGCACGAGCGGCACCAGCAGGAAGTCGCCCACTTGCACAAGCAGCATCAGCAGGAGCTAAAGCAGATGCACCAACGTCACGCGGCGCACCACGAACAGATCACCGGGGCATACGAAACGATGCCGCCGGACCACGTCAAGAAACTTTCAGAGCATGTCGGCCAGCAGCAGCAGAAAGAGATCGCCGGTTTGGCTGCACAGCATCAGGCGCAGGAACAGTCGCTTCATGCCGCACACTTTCGAGACCATCACCAAAACCTGATGAAGGGCGTTTTGGGCGTGAACAAAGGATAACAAATGCCAAGCACACTTAACGGATGGACCGGGGCCTCATTGGGGCCTTCGTATTCTGTCGTCAATTCTATTTTGAGCGGTGCCGGGGGTCCTCCGACTGCGGGTCCACCCGCGCCGACCTCTGCGCCGACCACCACGCCCACTGGAACCGGCCCCGCCGGGTCGCCGGGCCATGTCACGCCGCCTTCGCTGCGTCCTCTGCCGCCCGTTGCGCCCGTGAACCCGCCGGGCTTTTCGAATTACTCGGACCTTTTGACCAACTCGCTTTTGGGTGGGGGTCCTGCCGTTGCTGGGAGCCGTCAGGGTCAGTCTTTTACACCGGAGCAGGCCTACGCTCGATATCTTCAAGGCCGCGCCGGAGCAGAAAATACCACGCCTCTCACGAACACCGCGAACCTTTTGGGTCAGGGAATTTTCTTGCCCGGCGTTTACGGCACCGATAGCAATCAGCCCGGTCAGGGTTTCGGCTTCGGCTCTTCTCAGTCGAATCTCGGCCCGTATTCTCACGCGGCCACTTCGATCCTCAACCAGATGATGGGCTCTCCGCAGTTCAGCTTGGCCTATGGAACTCCCGCTGCCAATGCGCCCGCGCCGACACCGCAGTGGGGCTATCCCACCGCTTATGGTCAGCAGGCCAGCCCGAGTGGCTGGAGCACCAGTCAGGGATTCGGGTCTAACTTAGGTGGATTTGGATTTTAATTTATGCCCGGACTTGGATCAGAACCCGCAGGCAGTGTGAACGCCGGAATCGGCGCTCAACCGCTTGTTACCTCCGCGAACCCCGTTGTAAATCCCTCGGCGGTTCAAGCTCTGTCGGACGCCTTTCGTCAGGGCGTCCTCACCACTGACGATATTCTCAACCGTTTGGGACCCGCAGGTCAGGCCCGCCGAAAGGCTGAGATCACTTCCCTCAACGAATTTTCTGGGCCGAACGCTACCGCTGCAAGACAAGCGGCTTACCAAGCCGCCGCTGCCAAGTCTGGGCTCGAAACCCAGCAAGCTACCGCTGCCGGGCCACTGGTGGAGCCCGGCGCGGCACTTCAAGGCGCACAGATCGCGAGACAGCAAGCTGATTTGAAATGGGCTGGCGGTGTTCAGGCCTATCAACAGTATGCTCCGTATTTCGGTCAGCCCGCTATTGTGCAGAAGGAGGACGGCTCTCCGGACTATGACACGATGGGCCAAAAAGGCAACGAGTATATGCGGACCATGGCGCAGCAGAACTTTGCGCGCATGATGCTGGAGCCCGACCCCAACAGAAAAATCTCCGGCGTGAACAATCAGCAGCAGCCTTTCGAACGCCAATACAATAAGTGGGGTGTTGAAGTCACGCCCGGCTCACCGACTTATAATAATCTCAGTCAGGTCATTCAGTCCACCAACGATACGATTTTCGGAACGCCCGGCAAAGTTAGCGTCCAGCCCACGGCTCCGCCGCCGCCCGCAGTTTCTCCTACGCCCTCAATGTCCGGAGACGCCGCAAGAGCGGCAATTTTAAATGCCAATCCAAACCTCTCAGGATCAGCGGTTGCGAATCTGCCGGATGCACAAGCACAGGCAGCGGCAACCCCTCAAGTCACCCCTCAAGTTGCCCCTCAAGTCACCCCGCCAGTCGTTGAGCCCGGCGGCTATTCGCCCGGCACAGGGCTAATCACCGGCCCCAGCAAAAACCAGTTCACTGCCGAGTCTCTTGGCGCGGATTTGCGGAAGCAGAAGTCTTACGAGCTTTGGGACCAGCAGAAGGGGTTCGCTCAGTCTTTCGAAACCACGGCTGACAAGATCAACAAAATCCCCGTTGCGGAGCAGCGGTCTTCGAAGGCGAAGATGAACACGCTCGATATCGCCTTGGCTGAGTCGATCATCAAAATGTATGATCCCGGAATGGCGATTCGCGAATTCAAGTGGGACAAGCTCGCGGAAGCTCAGCCCCTTTTGGAAAAACTGCCGAACTGGAAGGCCGAGTTTCTCAAGACCGGTTCCCTTACGCCCGAAGGTCGCCAGCGGCTCATAGAGATGGGCTACGACAATATCAACGGCAAGGACGCCGCTGTGCTGCCTCATATCCAGTTGGCGGCGCAGAGAGCCCAAGGCGCGGGCCTCAAGCCGTCCGACGTGCTCAATGCCGACGAGCTTCGGGTCCTCAATCAGAAAGCTTTTGGACACCCTCCCGGGTCGTCTCCCGCTGCTGCTGCGCCCGAAGGAAAGACCGTGACAATCCCCGGTTTAGGCACCGGAGTTTTCGATCCAAAGTCCGGCATTTTCACCCGGACTCAGTAACTATTACCTTGGTATGCCTGATACGTTGCCTATTGGGGGGCAGGTCGCACTGTCCCCGGACCAGATTGCGCAGATGACCCCCGCCGAACTCCCTATTGGGGGTCAGGTCCGGCTGTCGCCCGAACAGCGAAAGAGCGCCGGTCAGTTCGATCCGCTTCAGGACTTTTCT